GGGGGGGGGGGGGGGGGGCTTTGTCAACTAGTGGACGATGGTCCCCCCCAAGCCCCTGAAACCCGATTTTCAGAGGCGCAAAAAACACCCCGGAAGGGGGGTGGGGGGGGGCTTTGTCAACTAGTTGACAAAGGTCCCCCCCCCACCGGTTTTGCGGGGGTGGCTGGGGGCGCGATGGGGACAGGGAACGGACCGCAGCGCCACGGAGGAGAGCCGCCTGGCGGGACGAAGCGCCGGCAATGTTTCCGGGTGCTGCGGCCGTTCGGAGAAGGGATGAGGGACGAGGGACGAGGGGCGAGCGCCGCAGGTTGGCCGCGGTGCGGCCGGGGCCAGGCCGATGGGCGGCCGGGGCGCCTTTTGCTGTCGTCGTCGATGTGTCGTCCCGCATGCCGCACACGTTGCCATGGATCGCGTGCGCTCAGCATGCCCCCCGGGGGTCAGTCTGAAGGGGATAGGGAGGAGGGGCGATGGGCGAGCCGCCACCAAGCAAAAGGCCCGCGGGAGGTCGTCCTGCGGGCCGTTACGGGAAACGATAGGTCAACTCAAGGCGCGGAAGTCAACGGCAAAACATTGGCCGCGAGAGAACGCAGAGAACGCACAGAGAGGGGACAGGGGCGAGGGATTAGGGGCGAGAAATCAATGGACGCATGCGGGCGCTCTGTGCTCTGTGCGCTCTTTCGCGGCGATTCGTCTTCGGATCAACACCTCGGGCGCTCAGGGCCTCCAGCGCCAGGGCGGCCTCGGCCGTGATCGGCATGTCGCCGGCCTCGCGCTTGGCAATCGTGACCCGGTGCACGCCCAGAGCAGCAGACACGGCGCTCTGGGTGCCGATCCTCTCGCGAAGGGTGCGGTAGGCGGTGGGGGTCATCTAGCGCTTGACGTCGTTTGGAGTTTGCGCCGGATCTCACGGATAGCATCTGCTGCGGCTGTGAGTGGGGTGACCGGTATGTGCCCGGATGCGCCCGTGCCGCGCAGATGGAGCTCGGCCTCAATCAGCGAGTCAATTGCAGCCTGGATATTCGGCCGGTCGGACGTAGATGGGGTGGGTGTCATTGTGCGTTGCGATGGGAAAGTGGATCCAGAGTTATACCGCCGTGATACTTACCGGCCCGTTGGCATCCGCAACAATCACCAGCGATCCATCTGGCCGCTCGTACACTGCGACCTCGGAGTCATTGGCGGCACGGATGATTCGGCGGCCTCCTGCCTCGGCCTCCATGTCGTTGATGTCGCCATCGTCTGCACCGATGGCCTCGTGCGAGTATCTGGCATCACCATCCAATGCCAGCCGGGCAATCTGGCGGGCAGTTGTCTGGCTGATGGTCTCGGCGGTCAATGTGTTCGCGTTCATTGTCGTGCTCTCGTTTTGGTTTTTCGCTTCGTCCTGTCGACTATCTCGGTCGACGGGTGCAATGTAGCGTGAGGCTACATTTGCGCCAGTGGAATCGGTCGCGCCCAATTCCATTTCGTTGGACCCACCAACATGGTCGGGCCGCAGATCCTGCCGCCAGACTCGCACAGCGGGTCGGTCATTGGCTGACCAGGTTGGCCGCAAGAGAGCGCACAGAGAGGGCATAGGCGCCCCGGACTCACGCAATACCGCAAGGCACGCTTCATGATCCAGAAGCGCCATGATCCTCACTCCGCCCCACTCCAACAGATGGGACTCGGGAGAGGTCATGAACGGGGCCGGCGACTGACGGCATTGGCGATCTGCCCAAGACCCCCCAACAAAATGAGCGCGATGCAGGCCATCCACCATTCGCGACGGTGTAAATTTCGCTCACTCATCAACGCCACCACGCCTGCGCCGACACCGCACATAGTGAGGAGACTGTAGAACGCGCCAGCCCAGTCGATTCGTTCAGGGTTCGCCTCGTTGAAAATGTCTGCGTAATATTTTCCACTTTTCCCTTGCCGACTACGCAGTGAATTGCGTAATCGTTACGCATCTTAAATGGCACGCACGCAGAACAGACGCAACCGGAAAAACAGGAAGCCCGCCCCCGGGGTGGATTACCGCCGCATCCGGGCCGGGCTGATCGCCCGCGGCACGAACGTCGCGGAGTGGAGCCGGGCCAACGGAATCCGGCCGAGCACGGCCTACGACGCCCTGCGCGGGCGCCGCACCGGGATCGAGAGCACCGACATCGTGCGCCGTGCCATGGAGTTCATTCGATGAGCGATCCCAAGACCATCCTCTTCACCTGGGCACTCGACCGGAGTGCATCCGAGCCGAACTCGGTCCGCGTGCCCGTGCTGCGGGCGCTCGCCGAGTACGCCGGCGACACCGAGCAGGCCAAGGAGCTCACCACCATCGCGGACGCGCTGGAGTGCGCCGACCTCAAGGCGCAGGAGTTCGCCTTCAATTTTTCGACGTTGAGCCGCACGCCGGCCAGCCAACCCCGGAGGACGACCCGATGACACCCGCCCCCTTCAGCCCCGCCCACGCCCGGACTCACGGCGAGATCATTCGCCACTGGCGCACCGGGCAGCGCTGGCTGGAGGTCACTGCCCTCGGACCCGATCACCCAACGGTGTGCCGCGTGCGCGCCCGGGTCATGCGGCTCGGTGATCTCAAGGCCAAGCTGGATGCCCGCATTGAGCGCGCCTTCGGCCGCGCATAGCCGATAGCCAATAGACGAGGACGAAAACATGGAGACCCCCACCAACATCGCCACACCGACGCCGCCGCAGCAACGGCCGCTCGGGCTCGTGATCAGCGGGAACGCCCGGCTGGTCACCACGGAGACGGCGCGCGTCGCGCTCGGCGTCGATGGGGCCACGCTGCTCGAACGGATCGATGAGGGGAAGCTGTGGGCCTTCAACGTGGCCGCCAAGCCGGCGCGGATCCGCGAGGTGCGGATCTGGATCGGATCGCTGCCTGGATGCGAGGTGGAGTTACCCATGTCGTCCTTTGCGGGTCAGCTGAGCGCCATCCTGTTTCACGTCAGCGGCACAGCCAGCGAACTCAGCAGCGCGCAGGTGATTGAGCGGCTGAGCATCGACGACAACACGCTCCATCGGCTGGTCGCAATCGGCGCCCTGTCCGCCAGCAAGCGCCGCGACGGCACCACGCTCCGCTACTGGGTGCCCAATCGCGCCCTTCACACTTTCCTCAGCGCTCGATTGATCGCCTGAGGTTCACCCCAAAACACAGATAGAAAACATGAACAAAGAGCCTCAATCAAACGAGCCACAGGCTACGACGCAATCGACCACTCCGCCCACGGTGGAGTTGGTACAGGTAAATGCCCTTTCCATCGCCGGGCTGATCCGCAACCAGCCGCGTTGGCCCGAGACGGATACACGGTTCCGCGCATTGGTCGCGGACATCAAAGAGAATGGAGTGATGGAGCCCATTCGCGCCGACGAGGACAACGTGGTGTGGGATGGATTCGACCGGCTGCGCGCCAGCAAGGCGGCGGGGCTGCACACGATCCCGGTGCGCCGGTGCACCTCCAAGGAAGGCCCTAAGATCGCCTACTCGTCGCTGTATCACCGCAAGCAGTTGACCAAATCGCAATTGGTCTACAGCGCTCACCCCTACCTGGTGCTCCGCGTGGAGACTGTGCGAGCCCGCAATGCGGCCCGTCTGGCATCGGGTGGCGTGGACATCGGACCCGGATCGGGTGACACCGTCGAGTCGCTGTGCGCCGAACTCGGGATCTCGCGGCAGCTCTGGTATCAGGCGGAAGCAGTCCATGACGCGTTTGTGACGCGGCCCGACCTGCGCGCCCTCTTCGAGCCACAGATCATGGACGCGGACGCGCCGATCTCGCTCGGTCAGGCCATCGCCGGAATCGCCGGCCATCTCTCGACGAAGGGCAAGGAGAAGAAGACCACCGTGGGCGGGAAGCTGACGCTGTTCATCGATGGCCTCCGCGAGACGCGCAAACGCTTCAAGTATTGGGCCGCGCTATCCGATGAGGAGCAGCTGAAGGCGTGCAAGGAGATCCGCCATGCCTGCGAGAGCATGCCCGAAGGGCTGCTCAGTGAGTTCAAGCGCACGATTGCGCAGACCGAGAAGGCCCGCAAGGCCGCCGCCAAAGGCTCACCCGATTCCGGGGCGGAGGACTAACCGCTCATCCCTCGTCCCTCATCCCTTCCCACTTCCCTTTCCCCACCACCCCACCCGCGTATGAATTCGCAAGAGACTGGTATTGTTACTGTGCAGGAGATTGCTGTGCGTGAGACGCGGCCGGCGCTGTTCGCCGGTAATGTTCAGGCGCGGGGCGGGGTGGATGGTGAAGGGGATAGGGAAGAGGGGAGAGGGGCGAGTGCTCTGGACGCGGACCTCGCCCCTGAGCCCTCGCCCCTAACCCCTCTCGTCGAGATGGCGCCGGCGCTGCCGCAGGTCGCTGCGCGGCCGGATCACCACACCGAGGATCAGCTGGCCAAGGCGAAGCTGCGGCACGCCTGGCTCCGCGCAATCCACGAATGCCTCGCGGCTGGCTACAGCTGCAAAGCAGCGGTCGCAGCGTACCCGCAGTTCAGCACGGCCACCCTCAGCCGGTTGCTGATGATCGCCGGTGAGGAGCTGGGCGCACTCAGCACTCCCACGGAACGGGTCGGGTGGATCCTTGCGCGGCCCATCGACATCCTCACACCGGGTGTGAGCACCGGCCGCAAGCCCGCCCACCATCTCACCGAGCAGGAGGCGCTCGCACTCCGCGGATTGATCCTCGCGAGGTCGACCGCGAACGACCACACGACGGCCAACCATTTCAGCCTCGCGGTGGAGCAGTTCCCCGCGCACGCGGCCTGCACGCCCGGGACTCGGGCCTTCATCTTCAGCCGCCTGGACGACGCCGCCCGCAAGCGTCGCCTGCCGGTGTGGCCCAAGGCTTGGCGCAAGCAGGCGTACCCGACGCGGCAGGAGGGCGCAAAGTTCCGGGGCGTCAAATCGATGCAGCCGCTCGAGCAGTGCGATCGGCGCGCGATGATCTGGACAGACGAGGCCGGGCAGGATCACCCGCTGCTGGCCCATACGATCTGGGAAATGGACGACGCCAGTGACAACGAGCCGCGCCAGTCCATCGATCCCGATACGGGCGAGGCTGTGTTGACCCGGCAGACGCTCTGGACGCAGGACGTGTACAGCGCGGCCCTGCTCGGGTTCTCACAGGTGGCCCGCAGCCGTGATGCCTACCGGATCGAGGATGTGGCGGACCACGTCCGCAACTGCATCGATGCGTGGGGCCTGCCCACGTTCCTCCGCCTCGAGCAGGGCAAGATCTGGAACGGCAGCTTTTTCCACGGGGTCAAGGTGGGGCTCGCTGGATGGGCGTCTGACGAGCGGTGGGGCGGGCTCGATCCGCTGGTGCGCGTGACCAACGTGCACAAGAGCAAGGGCAAGGGCACGATGGAGGGCAGCTTCAACTTGCTCCAGGCGATGACGGCCCACATGGGGCTCAGCATCGGACGGGTGCGCGGTGAATTCGAAGGGGCCACGAAGGCCCTGACCCGCGCCCACGGCACGGGTGAGATTCACGAACGGTTTTGGAGCATGGCCAAGGCGGCCGAAGCGGTCGGCGCGGTGTGCGATTGGTACAATGCCCGGCCGAAGTCGAGGAAGGCATTCGGACGCGACCAGGTGGTGCCCATCGATCTGCTGCGCGATCAGCGCGGGGCGCAGCCGCCGGCGTCGGAGATGTGGCGGCTCAACCCGATCAAGCGGGTGGCCACGATCCGCGGCGGACACGTCGAGGTGATGGTGGATCACTACCCGACCCCGTTCCGATTCCGCATCAACGGGGTGGATACGGACCTGCACCTCGACCACGGGTACTCGGTGCTGATCGCGTTTCACCCGGGACGCCCTGAGGACGGGTGCGCGGTCTTCAACGCCGAACTTGGCAGCCGCAATCGGGACAACATGCGCAAGGGGGAGTTCCTGATTCAGGCTCCACTGGCGGAGTGGGTCGCGCAGATCGACCTGAGCGGGCGTGGTGACTTCTCCCCGCGCCGCAAGGCCAATGCCGCGGTCAACCGGGCCTTCCGTGCGATCGGGCAGGCCACCCGGGTCGCCCACAGTCAGGACAGCCACGGAACGGTGATGTCCGCGTCGGTGGGTTCCAGCCCCGCGACCGGCCAAGCGCCGGCCCCCGGCAGCATCACGGCGGGGGCGCATCCGGCCCCGCGCCGGGCCAAGGCCAACGATCCATTTCGCTGCACGACCGAGGACGACTGGGCCAGGCAGCAGGAGCGCTTGAACCGCATCGCGTCAGCGACCGATGCGGTGACGAGTGATGAGTGACGAGTGACGGGAAAACCAACGAGAGCAACACACCAAGGACGAACATGGACGACAACGCAAACACACAACGCCCGGAGTCGGTCGGACTGACAATCCGATGGGATGACGGGTCGATCGCGCGGGAGGCAGCGACGCTGCCGGATGAGATCCGCGACGATTACACCTACCTGAAGTCGGTCGCACGCGATGAGTGCGGCAAGGACGTGGATCTGCTCGCGCAGCGGATGACGGGCCTCGGCGTGGATGCCGACAAGACCACATGGGCCAAGATCATCCGGGGCCGCCTGGTGCACGATACCTACGGCCATGTCCGGCCGCATCCGGTGATGAGCCTGGACCGATTCCAGGAAGCGGTGGCCGCGCTTCGATCGAACGTGCGGGCCGAGACGCTGCAGGGCCGGATCGGGTTCATCGAGACCAGCATCACGGACTCGATCTGGAAGCTCATCGACACGCGCCGCGCGCCGGAGACGGTGAACAAGTGGGGCGTGATCGTGGGACCCACGGGCTCGGGCAAGAGCGCCTCGACGCTGGAGTATCAGCGCCGGAACAACCATGGAAAGACGATCCATGTGGAGGCGCCGGAGTCTGGAGGCATGGGGGAGTTCATCACGCAGATCGCGCTGCGCTACGGCATCAGCGCCAAGCGGACCACGGTGGACAAGCGGGACGCGATCTTCTCGATCGTGACCAGCCGCAACACGCTGATCATCGACAACGCGCAGGAGCTGTGGGTGAACGACGCCGGACCGGAGCAGCCCCGATTCTCGTTCCTGCGCCGGCTGCAGGATACGAGCCGGTGCACGGTCATCCTGCTGATCACGCCCACGTTTGAGAAAACGGTGCGCGACCAGATCATGCAGGGCTATTTCGAGCAGTTCGTGGGGCGCACGGGTGGAGTGAAGAACTGGCTGCGCCTGCCCGATTACCCGCCGGCGGTCGACTGCGTGCGGATCGCCAAGGCGGTGGGCTTGCAGGATGCGCATTCGCACCGCGATGGGCTGGCCAACATCGCCAAGGAGCCGGGCCGGATTCGCCGGCTTTTCGAAGACCTCCAACAGGCCAAGCGGATCGCCATGGAGGCCAAGGCGGCATTCACCTGGACCCACGTCCTGCAAGCAAGGGGGGAACTGTGAGCGCGATCCTTTCCATCGGGAGTACGCACTGGTACGTCGGATCGGCGGCGGTGGCGGCGGCCATGCACGAGGTGCTGACCCAGGCCACGCGGCTGGATCCGGTGAGCGAGCGGGCGGACAGCCTCACCTGGCGCACGGCAGTCGGCGACGGCCCCAGCGTGCAGATCCGACCGGTGTCGGATATGGGGACCATCGGCGGGGTGTGCATGGCGGTTTCGCCCCGGGTGATGGCGGTGCTGGGCGAACCGACGAAGTCGCGCCGGCGCACCCACCAGATCCTCAACGCCGAAGGCCGGCGCCTCGCGCTGGCAGGGAGGAGCGCGCGATGAATGCCGCCACCCTGATCGCCATCAGCGTCGCCGCCTTGGCGGTGGCCGGGATCGCCAAGGCCGTGGTCGGATACCTGGTGATCCGCTCACTGGTCGATTCCCACACCGAACAGCAGGCGTTGCTGAGTGACCTGCTCACCGGCGCACTGAATCGCCAGCACCCATTGAATCGCCGCGGCATCGATCCGGGCGAGTCGCTGGTGCCGTACACCACCCCCACAACCAATGGAGGTCCCAATGTCGGCTGAAGCATTTGATTGGCAGCCTGCCAGCCATCCGCCCAGCGACGAACGCGCCGTCGTCGTGAGCATGCAGTACGGCGGCGTGGAGCTGGGCTATCACCGCCGGGGCAAGTGGCACCTGGTCACCGGCCGGCCGGTGAACGTGACCCAGTGGTCGGAGCGGCCCGGATACACCCACCCCACAGTCAAAGCGGCGCCGAAGCGCGCCCGGAAAGGAGCCCGATGGACACCGCCACAGTCGTGAATCACCAGACCTATCCAGCCCACATGCGCTGCCTCAATTGCGGCGGGCCACTGTGGACCGATGACGCGTGGGAGGTGCTCGGTGTGGCTCCGGTGTGCGGTCAGTGCGCCGGGACCTGCTCCAAGCCGAAGGACCGCCGCCAATGTGAGCCCTGCGACAATTGCGGATCGCCCACCCCCTTCAACCGATTCCCCGACGGCATGACGGGCCACATCTGTGTGCCTTGTTACGCCGGTCGTCGCCCACACTCCCCGGCCCAATCGCCCGGTGCCTCTCACGCGCCCGCTTCGGCGACGGCGTCCGCTTCCCCAGCGGGCGCCGCGGCCGGGGACAGTCGGCCCTGGTACGACCGCCCCCTGCTCACGGTGGGATTACCCATCGGTGTGGCATCCCTGCTACTGATCGCCGCCGCAGTGGACCGGGTCGTGGACAGCGGTGCGCCCTGGCATGAGGTCGGCGAGATCTTGCAAGCCATGGCCCCGGTGCTGGCCACGTTCGGAATCATTCTCGCGCTCGCCATCGGATGGATGTTGCGCGGGCTCCAACTGCATCTGCGCGCCGAGGCCACGGGCGGCCCCGACGCGGACAGCCAACCCCTCGCCCGAAACCACAACCGATAGGACAGCCAAAAACGAAAGGACGAATCATGAGCAACAGGAAGAACAAGCGGATCACCCTCACTGGAACGAAAATCAAAAACGCGGACGAGGCCCTGGTGTGCCTCTCGGAAATCCGCGCGCTGCACCTCGAGCACGCGGCGCTGGTGACGGATCGCGAACGGGATGTGCTGGAGGTTGAGCAACAATACGCCGGCCGGATCGAGGGCACCAAGACCGAGCTGGAGCAGCACACGGCCGACCTGCGCGAGTGGGCCGACAATAACCCGACGGTCTTTGGCCAACTGCGGTCGGTAGAGTGGACCCACGGGCGATTTGGCTGGCGGATCAGCCCGCCGAAGCTGGTGAAAAAGTCGAAGCAACCTTGGGACGATCTGACCCCGGCTGTGCGCGATAACCTCGGCCCGAAATACGTGCGCGTGCAGGAGTCGGTGAACCGCGAACGGATCATTGCCGACCGCGAATCCATCGAGCCCGCCAAGCTGCGGGTCTGCGGCCTGTCGGTGGTGCAGGAGGAAACCTTCTTCGTGGAACCCAAGATCGAGGACACGGCCCCCAAGCCGACCGCCACCCCATGAACGCCTCCATCAACGACATCGCCATGCGACTGACGGATTCGCGCGCGCAGTGCGTGAGCATCCACGCGAACGGGTTGATCCGCGTGATCCATCGGTGGGGATCGATGGAGTTCCCGTCCGAGGCGGATTTCGATGGGTGGGTCCAGACGGGCAAACTGCCCAATGGAGCGCGGGCGAAGTTTCACACCTTTGATCCCTCAAAGGCGAATTAGACCGGAGTGTTCGGTTTCAAGTTTCAAGTGTTCAGAAAGGACGAGTATGGGGACGACCAATAATCTCGCGCGGACAGTGGATGCGCTGTGCGATCTGATCGACCGGGAGGCGTTGCTGGCGGGGGGCGATGCGCATCAATTGCTCTACCGGATCAGCCGGCACTGCAACCAGCGTCGAAAGGGCGGCGCAGTGCGGGATGGTATCGCTTCGGTCATCGACCGGGAGGCTGCGGTGGCCATCGATGTGGTGGAGCGGCATTTCGGGGTGGCCCGGAAATTGATCTTCAGCAAGGCGCGCCCCGCGCGTGTGTGCCTGGCCCGCAACGCCGCCTTCATGCTGCTACGCACTCACACGAACGGCTACCTGGACGATATCGGAGCCGCGCTGTGCCGGGACCGCAGCACGGTGATCCACGATTGCAACAGCATCCAGCAGCGCCTCGACACGGAGCCAATCACCAAGGTGATGTATGAGGCGGCGGAGAAGGAGTTTTTGGAGCGGGTGAAAGGGGAGGTGGGGAAGTGATCACTGCACACGCTGCGCTGCGCGAGCGACTGATGACGCAAGCCGGGCTTGTGGATCGGCCAGCGCCGAAGTTCACGCTCGATGAACTGGCTGCGTCTGAGTGGTCGCCGGAGTTCGAACGGCTGATGCGGAACCGGCTGATCATGGGGGCGCTTCGGTATGGGAAGCTCGGGACGCCCGGGAAACAGGTCTATGATCGCCTCAGCAGCATACGTAGGCGCCTGATGAACTACGAGTGCTCCGGCAATCTCGAACTGCTAGTGGATATCGCCAACTTGGCTCTCTGCGAGTTCGTGGAGTGTCATCATCCCCTCCGCCACTGGCACGCGGTGGACGGCGGGGAACATGTGGGGAGGAAGTCGTGAATCCGAGCTTCATTGTCCAGCGATGGCGCAGAATCTATGTCGCCAGTTCGTGGCGCAATCCGTACCAGCCTGCTGTGGTTGCGGCTCTTCAGTCAGACGGCCACGCGGTGTACGATTTTCGCAATCCGAATCCGAACAACCACGGATTCCAGTGGTCCGCGATTGATCCCAATTGGGAGGGTTGGAGCCCCGAGAGATACCGCGATCTGCTCGATCACCCAATCGCAAAGCGCGGATTCGCATCCGACTTCGACGCGATGAAATGGGCGGACACGTTTGTCTGCGTCCTGCCTTGCGGCCGATCTGCCCACCTGGAACTGGGTTGGGCCTGCGGTCAGGGCAAACAGACCATCGTGCTTCTGGATAAGATGGAGCCCGAGCTGATGATCAAGATGTGTGACCACATCTGCATCGATCTGAACGAGGTGAGGCAAATTCTCGCGGACTAAGACACCCAACAAAGGACTGATCCATGCAACGGGACGAAGCCATGTGG